GATCAATCGATGACTCGTATTTCAGTCAGTCAATACTCAAATCTTTCTAATAAGCTTACTCGAAGCAAACCGCTACAGTATTACGTTGAAAAGAATTTTGACTCAATCACGATTAATCTTTGGCCCACCCCTGATGATCAAGAGACGTATCAGTTTGGATACTACTATATGGAAAGGGTAGAAGATGCAGGAAGCCCAGCGTCTAACAATATAGACGTGCCAGCTAGATTTCTGCCGTGCTTGGTTAGCGGTTTGTCCTATCAACTCAGCCTTAAATACCCAGCGGCAGGCGCTAGATCGCAAGCCTTAAAGGCAGATTATGAAGAGCAGTGGAAGCTTGCAAGCGACTCGGATCGCAACAAGGCATCACTTTACGTTGCACCAGGAGGTTATTCGTTTTGAGTGCTTACACTAAGGGCAAGTATGCGTTTGGATATTGTGACCTGACAGGGTTCCGTTATCCTCTGAAAGATCTGGTTCCTGAGATAGTCAATCAAAGACCCACAGGGTTTTTGGTCGGTCGAGATGTAGTAGATCCAGATCAGCCACAGCTTCAGCTAGGAAGGCTAAAAGTGGATGATCCCAAGGCTCTGCGTAATCCAAGACCAGATCGGGGTCTGGAAGATAGTAGGGTGCTAGGGTCTTTTAACCCCGTAGGCCAAGTGGGTCTAGACTGTGTTGGTCACGTCGGCAAAGTTACGGTGATAACAAGCTAATGGCTTTCACGTTCACCACGCTAAAACAAGCGATACAAGACTATCTTGAGACAGATGAGACAACACTTGTTACCAATCTACCCACAATTATCACGCAATCAGAAGAGCGCATACTGAAGGCGGTACAGCTACCAAACTTCAGGAAGAATGTTACGGGCACGACCACACAGTCGAACAGTTATTTAGAGACACCGTCTGATTTTCTTTCGCCTTACTCTCTGGCTGTTGATAACAGCGGGTATGAATATTTGTTGTTCAAGGATGTGAACTTCATTCGTCAAGCGTATCCGTCTGAGTCGGCGACTGGGGTGCCTAAGCATTATGCTTTGTTCGATGACACGACTTTTATACTTGGGCCAACGCCCAACGCGAATTTGACTGTCGAGTTGCACTATTTCTACGAACCAGAGTCTATTACCGTTTCTTCTGCTGGTACTAGCTGGTTGGGTTCAAACGCAGAAAACGCTTTGCTGTATGGGTGCCTAGTGGAGGCATATACCTTTATCAAGGGTGAGCCTGATCTTATGCAGCTTTACCAAGCTAGATATGATGCTGCCATGCAGGAACTGATTGCTCTCGGTGAGGGTTATAGCACGACAGACAGTTATCGAGCAGGTGCAGTAAGGTCTGCAAGATGACAGCAGTAGGTCATGTCGGGACTGTACTAGTTGCAACCACAGATAACGGAGGGCACGACGCAGAGTTTTGGACAGACGCAGCGACAAAAAGAATCGTGAGCGTTGGAGAAAATACGCATCCTTTGATCAAGGAGCAGGCGTTGGCGTTTCAAGATCACATACATAATGTAGTTGGATATTACATACGAGAAGCGATCAAGAGTGATCGAGCAACTTTAGCCGCAGAAGTTGAAGCTCAAGGGCAACCTGATTTGGCTAAAATCATACGGAGACTTACATGAGCATCACATCTGCACTTTGCACGTCATTCAAGCAAGAGATACTAGTGGGCACTCACAACTTCACTGCTAGTTCTGGCAATAGCTTCAAGCTCGCTTTGTACACAAGCTCAGCGACGTTGAATGCAAGTACGACCGCATACACAACCTCGAATGAAGTGTCAGGAACAGGGTACACGGCGGCAGGCGCAGCGTTAACAAGTGTGACGCCTACAACATCAGGCACGACGGCGTTTTGTGATTTTGCTGATCTTACATTCAGTTCGAGCACGATTACGGCAAACGGCGCTCTGATCTACAACGACACCCAATCAGACAAAGCTGTTTGTACCTTGGCTTTTGGCGGTGACAAAACTAGCACCGCTGGAGACTTCACGATTCAGTTTCCGACTGCCGATGCAAGTAACGCAATCATCCGTATTGCATAGGTTGTGGCAAATGTCACTGGTTGGGGTAGAGGTACTTGGGGCGAAGGTGCTTGGAATGAAGAGGCTCCTGTTGCCGTTACGGGCCAAGAAGGAACGGGAGCGGTTGGATCGGTTACGGTCTCCGCAGACTCAAATGTTTCTGTCACAGGCGTTTCAGGAACGTCGGCGGTCGGTTCCGTATCTATCGTTGAGGGATCGGGTGTTACGGTATCTGTCACAGGTGTGGGAGGAACTGGAGCAGTCGGATCTGAGTCCGTCTCGGCTGATGCGAATGTTAGTGTCACGGGGCTTGCTGGGACAAGTGCGCTCGGCACGATATCAATCAGAACGGTTAATAACGTCCCTGTTGACGGCGTTCAAGCGACTGGGAGGATCGGTTCTGTATCGGTTGTCGGAAATTGCACCGTGGCTGTCACTGGTGTTTCTGGTACTGGTGCGACTGGTGCGACAAATGTTTGGGGGCTTGTTATACCTGGTCAAACAACAACCTACTCGTCTGTCTCGGACAGTCAGACAGCAAGCTGGTCAAGCGTTTCAGACAGTCAAACAGCAAGCTGGTCAGATGTTTCAGATAGTCAAACACCAAGCTATTCTGCTGTATCGAAGGATCAGACAGCAAACTGGGAAGAGGTAGCCTAATGGTTCGCAAGGTGAACAAAGTTATCAAGGGTTTAGAGAAAGCCTCTAAGACTCACAAGAAGCAAGCCGAAACGCTGAAGAAGCATGTCGCTTCGATGAAGAAGCCTAAGCCTAAGACGAAAAGTCGGAGAAAGTAAATGGCAGTTTATACCAATGACCTACGCCTAAAAGAGATCGCTACCGGCGACGAGGCAGGCACCTGGGGAACCAGTACGAATACAAATTTGGAGCTAGTTGCAGAGGCATTTAGTTTTGGTACGGAAGCTATTACGACGAATGCTGACACCCACACTACTACTATTGCCGATGGTTCTACTGATCCCGGCAGGTCAATCTATTTGCAATACACCGGCACCCTCGATAGCACTTGCACCATAACCATAGGCCCAAACACGGTCAGCAAGCTTTGGTTCATTGAGAACGCCACCAGCGGCTCGCAAGACATCATTATCAAGCAAGGCTCTGGCGCTACGGTCACTGTTCCAAACGGTAACGTGAAGGCCATTTACTCTGACGGCGCTGGGTCTGGCGGTAAAATGGTCGATGCGTTTACTAATCTGCATGTCAACGGCTTGACTAGTGAGGTAACTGGTAATGATGCGGCGCTCACGGTTATCTCAACAGATGCGGATTCAAGTCTAGGGCCGTTAATCGTTTTTCGGCGTGAGTCTTCTTCTCCCGCAGATGATGATTTGCTTGGTCGAATTAATTTCAACGGATTAAACGATGCCTCTGCGGGAAAAACTTATGGTCGGATTCAAACCACGATCAGAGATGCAAGTGACGGCACAGAAGACGGAGAACTTACCCTTTCTACGATAGTGGCTGGCACAAATAGAAGTCGAGCAAAATTCGGTGCTACAGAAACTGTTTTTAATGAAGCTAGTGTAGACCTCGACTTCCGAGTCGAAACAGACACCGATGCTAATGCTTTGTTTGTGCAAGGAAGCACCAACCGAGTGATGCTTGGCTTCAACGCTAATGTAGCAGTAGCTAATGTCAATCCTCACTTGACCGTTGTTGGAACTGATAACGGAAGCGGAACTTTTAGTAGTGTTAGATATTCTGATGACGCTGCTGGCCCTCGCTTTGTGTTGAGCAAAAGCCGAAACGGCTCGATTACAACGGCTGGAGGCACAGTAGTTCAGTCTGGCGACACTACTGGAATGATACAATTTTGTGGTGACGATGGCAGTGACATGGCTAGTCGCACTGCAAGGATACAATCGCAAGTAGCCGCCACTCCCGGCTCAGATGACATGCCCGGACGTTTGCAATTTTTCACAACCGCTGATGGTAATGCATCTGAAACTGAGCGGATGAGGATAACGGAGGGAGGTGATCTTTTATATAACACCACCACCGATTATGGCGGCAAGGTAAATATCAAATCCGATGCAAGTGGGAGTTCAGAGTCGGCCCTTGCTCTTGTTTCGACTTTAGCCTCAGCCGCAGATGGCCCTATTTTAGACCTCAATAGGCAAACCGCCTCTCCGGCGGATAGTGATAATACCGGCCTCATAAGATTCAAGTCTACCAATAGTGCAGCAGAAACCGTTGCCTATGCAGAAATAGATACCTTCACTCAAGATGTGACTGATGGAACTGAAGACGGAATGATCCGCATCAGGACAATTTTGAATGGAACTCTTAGATCAAGGATTGAATTCGATCAAACAGAAACGGTAATTAACGAGGACAGCGTAGACCTCGACTTTCGGGTTGAAAGTAACGGAAGCACCAAAAAGTTTTTTGTTGATGGCGGCGAAAATGTTGTTTGTATAAATACAGATTCTCCAAGAGGCATTGCTTCGACCAGTAACCGACAATTTCAAATGGAAGGTACGAGTGGGGTTTCTTCCAGTTTCTCAATAACAAGAAACCAAGGTAGCAGTGGTGGCCCCGGTATATTTTTTGGTAAGACCAGAGGCTCTACCTTTGGAGACAACACGATTGTACAAGATGGAGATGCTTTAGGAACTATCGGGTTTGCAGCAGCAGATGGCACAAATGTGGAGCATCAATCAGCAAAAATTGATTCTTTAGTGGATGGAACACCCGGAGAA